ATTAGCTATCCTAAGAATATCGTAAGGAGGTAGTTCCTTATGGCGAACACTTGGGGCTCGTTAAAGTGGGGAGATGGTCTCTGGGGAGATCAAGGATCCATTAGTGTTTCACTTACCGGTGTGGCTGCAGCTACTGCCGTTGGAAACGAATCAGCTTTTAATTTAACTGGATGGGGTAGAGATACTTGGGGATCTCAAGTATGGGGTGGTACTGATGATGCTATTACTAATGTAACAGGAATTAGTGCTGCTACTGCTATTGGATCTGTTGGAGTAGAACTTGTTAAAAATGTTCCAGTTACCGGAGTTAGTGCAGCCACAGCAATTGGAACTGTATCTGCTACTACCGATGTTACTGTTTCTTTAACTGGTCTTTCTATGAGCTGGACTGTAGGTCCAATCAATGTAGACTTAGCTAAAAATATTGAAGTACCATTTGGTGTAGCCGCTCAAACTGCTATTGGAAGTGTATCAACTTTTTCAGATGTTACCGTTTCTTTAACTGGTTTAGAATTAACTGGAGCTATGGGCAATACAATTGTAGAAGGTCCTGCTAGAGTAGATGTTACAGGAATTAGTGCTAGTAGTGCTATTGGTTCATTAACTTTAAGTGGAGATGCTCATGTCTTCCCAACGGGTGTCGTAGCGGCAAGTGGTATAAATCAATCTGATCAAGTAGGAGACGCTCATGTATTCCCTACTGGAATTTCAGCAGCTTCTGCTATTGGTATTATAAGGCAATCTTCAGGGTATGGTGTAACTGGTCAAGCCTTAACTACTACTTTAGGTAGTGTTGCTTTTACAGGAAATGCTAATGTATTTCCGACGGGAGTTGGAGCTACTATTAATCCTGGCATACCTACAGTATTTGCATATAATGAGGTTGACACGGGGACGCCTGTATCTTATAGTAGCGTATCTACGGGTACAGAGATTACGTATACGGAAGTAAAAGCAGCTTAGGAGATTTTTATGGCATCAAATTATAATGCATTTGGTTTTAACCTAATGACTACTGGTGAAAACGCTGGTACGTGGGGTGATAATACCAACCTTAATTTAAACTACATTAGAGATATGTTCACGTACATTGAAGTGGCAATGACGACAGACAGAACTTTAACTATCCCAGACAATTCTACAGGAACTTATAATGGTAGAGCTTTAGTTATTAAATTAACTGGGACTACTGGAGGTTCAAATAGAACATTAGATATAGCTCAACAAGCTGGTTCAGGATCTTCTCCTGGAGGAGCAGCTAATATTCTTAAACCTTTTTTAATTATTGATGGAACAACAAGAACTGGATCAGATACTATAACTTTTAAAGTTACAGGAGCAACTGGAATAACTATACCAAAATATGGTAATACTTGGTGTTATCATGATGGTACAGACATTAGATCTGGTGGTTTAATTAGCGCTAGAGGATCAGCAGGAACAGCAGCAGCTCAACCGGCTTATACTTTACCTGCGGCCGATGGTACAAATGGGCAAGCATTAATTACTGATGGTTCAGGCTCAGTGAGCTTTGGATCAGCAGGAGTAACAACAGGAAAAGCTATTGCAATGGCAATGATTTTCGGGTAAAAAACACAAAGGAAATAAATTATGGCAAATCCAAATATAGTATCAGTCACAAGTATTTATGGTGGTAATTATGGTTGGGCTTTATCTAATACTTTAACAGCAACTTTATTAACAGTTGATGCAGAAAAATTATTAAAAATTAATAGAATCGTCTGTGCTAATGTGGATGGTTCTGTAGCAGCAGATTTAAATTTATATATTGATGGCATGGGAACAGGGGCAGCAAATGGTTTAACACCTACTGGTGCTTCTGCTACAACATATTTAGCAAAAACAATTTCAGTTCCAGCTGATGCTTCATTAGTGGTTTCAGATACTCCTATCTATATGATGGAAGGAGATGTCCTGAAAGGTGGAGCAAGCGCAACTGGAGATTTAGAACTATTCATATCATATGAAGTCTTAGACGACGCTTAGGAGGTAAATTATGGCGCAAGGCAACGGCGGAATAATTGGACCTGTTAATACAATTTCATCTGGTAAAAATAAAGTTACGTCTACAACAGCTACCGGTTCAGGAACATTTACAACACAATCAGGAACAAGACTTATTGATGCTTTAGTAGTAGCTGGCGGTGGAGGTGGTGGAACCAACTGTGCTGCAGGTGGAGCTGGTGGAGCTGGTGGTTTTAGAACTTTTTCAAATTTAAGTGTAGGTGGAAGTACTCCCTATCCTCTTTCAGTAGGTGCAGGAGGAGCTGGTGGACCTGGACCTGGAAGTACATCTAATGAAGGAACAGACGGAACAGATTCTGTATTAACAATTGGATGTACAGCTTATACTTCTGACGGTGGTGGTGGCGGTGGAGGAGGAAATACTCCTGAACCCGCTGCCAAACAAGCTGGAAATCCAGGAGGATCTGGAGGAGGTGGCTCATCTAATGTTAGCGCTCCTGGAGGAGCTGGTTGTGGAAACACTCCCCCTACAACTCCCCCTCAAGGAAATAATGGAGGAATAGGTTTTAATGCTTCTGCACCTAATCCCGATTATTTTGGAGGCGGTGGTGGTGGAGCTAATGCTGTTGGTGCTGCTGGAACAGCTCCAACAGGAGGTGGTGCTGGTGGTGCTGGGACAGCTAATTCAATAACAGGAAGTTCAGTAACGTATGCTGGTGGTGGTGGAGGTGGTGCATTTGTTACTTCTTGTCAACCTGCAGGAGCAGGTGGTGCTGGCGGTGGTGGTGCTGGTGCTAAAGGTGGAAATGGAACCGCAGGATGTGCTAACACCGGTGGTGGTGGAGGTGGTGCTGGAAGAGTTATAGGTGGTCCTAATGGAAATGGTGGAACTGGTGGTTCAGGTGTCGTTATAGTAAAAGAATTAAATAAAGCTTCAGGAGTCTGGAGCATGAATACAGTTTATTGCAAAGTTTCAAACGATCAGTGGATTAATAATTATGCAGATATAGATTATTTAGTAATTGCTGGTGGTGGTGCAGGAACTGCACAACATCAACCCGCAGGAGGTAATGGAGGATCTGGAGGTGGTGCTGGTGGTATGGTTTCTTCTTATTGTAATCCCTCTGCGGCAGCTTTAACTTTAACATGGGGAACTCACGCCGTTGTAGTTGGAGGTGGAGCAGCAGCAACAGATGCTCAACCACAACCTGGAGTTCAAGGAACTCCTTCTACTTTTTCAACAATCACTGCTACAGGAGGTGGTGGTGGAGGTTCTGGTTTAGCTGGTCAAGCTGGAGGATCTGGTGGTGGAACAAATTTAAACTGTGCAGCAGGAGGTGCTGGTAATACGCCCGCAATTCCAGCTGCATTAGGAGGACCTCAAGGATTTGCTGGTTCTCCAGGAGTACCTTCTTCAGGAGGTGGTGGAACTGGAGGTGGTGGTGCCGGTGGCGCTGGAGGAACAAACTATGTAAGTCCAAACAAAAATGGTGGTAATGGAGGTGCTGGTTTAGCAAACTCAATTACAGGAAGTCCAATTCTTTATGCTGGTGGAGGTGCTGGAGCGGCTTATAGTTGTGGTACTCCAGGTACAGCAGGTACAGGTGGTGGTGGAAAAGCTAATAATAATAGTCCATCCGCAGGCCGTCCTGGTCCTTATTTAAGTGGTCAAGAAAACAAAGGTGGTGGTGGTGGAGGTGGTGGATCTAATATTTCAAGTCTTCCAGCAACAAGAGTAGCAGCCGGTTCTGGAGGATCGGGAGTAGTAATTTTAAGATCAAGTCAATATTTATCAACAGATAGTGCGTGTGCACCCGTTAATTCACCTGATGGTGGTACAAGTACATTTATAGCAACATTTAATGCATCAGCTAATTTAACAATTGGTACTGCACCTACTAATGGTTTTGATTATCTAGTTGTAGCTGGTGGTGGTGCCGGTGGACAACAAAGAGGTGGTGGAGGTGGTGCTGGAGGATTTAGATCTTCTTTTCCAGGTGGAACAAAAGTATTTTTAGCACCAGGAACGAATCAAGTAGTAGTTGGAGGTGGTGGAGCAGCTACGCCTACATGTTCAAACGAAAGATGTGCTGGAACTCCTGGAGAGGATTCATATGTCGGATATATAACAAGTTTTGGAGGTGGAAAAGGTGGATATCAAGATAATGATGATGGCCATCCGGGTGGTTCAGGTGGTGGTGGAGAAGGTCGATTTGCTACGTGTGGAGGAGCTGGAAATATTCCTACGAATAGTTCACCTACAGCTCCTGTTCAAGGTTATGCAGGTGGAAACGCTTCAGGAACCCAAAGTCCACCAGATGGATATTCTGCTGGAGGTGGTGGTGGCGCTACTGCTGCAGGAACACCTAATCCAAGTGCTACTCAAGGTGGCCCAGGAGGAGCAGGAAAAGCTAATTCAATTTCAGGAGCTTCAGTAACATACGCTGGTGGTGGCGGAGGTGGAACAGGATCTTATTCTAATACTCAAGGAACTGGTGGTACAGGAGGTTCTGGAGGTGGCGGAGCTGGTGGAAATGGTGGAGCAGCACCTGTAGCTAGTGGAACAGCTGGAACAGCTAATACTGGTGGTGGCGGTGGAGGTGGTGCAGTAGGTCCAGGATCAGTAGTAGGAGCAGGAGCAGCCGGAGGGTCAGGAATTGTTATTTTAAGAATAGCAACAGCTTGCGCACCGGGCAGTTTAGCAGTAGCCCCAGGATGTAATACTTTAACAACCGATGGGTCTTGTAAAGTAGCTACATTTACTGTAACTGGAACGTTGACAGTATAGAAAAATTAAATTATAAATATAACTTTTAAGGAGTAAAAATATGGCACATTTCGCAGAAATAAAACAAAAAACAGATCCAACCGGCCATACAGCTGATACTTTATGGGTGGTTGAAAGAGTCATTGTTGCAGGAAACGATATTTCTACAGCAGCAGGTCCTTTAGGAGAAAATGATATGCATGCAGATGGAGAAGCATGGTGTAAAAATTTCTTTAAAGGTGGAGAATGGAAACAAACTTCTTACAATAGGAATTTTAGAAAACAATATGCAGGCAAAGGATATACTTATGATTTTGCTAAAGATAAATTTCTTACACCTCAACCTTATGCATCTTGGTCTTTGGATGGAAATGATGACTGGCAAGCTCCAGTTACATATCCAACTGATACTACAGATAAAAGAATAAGTTGGGATGAAGACAATCAAAGATGGACTGCAATTGACAATTCAGATCCAGTCAATAATTTTAATTGGGATGCATCAGCTCTAGCTTGGGTGTCCGCATAAGGAGACTCATATGGCTAGTCCTTCAGGATCAGCAAACGGCGGTATAATAGGAAAAACGAATACAACTTCGTATGGAAAAGATACTATTACATCTAAAACAGCAACCGGAAATGTATGCACCAAAGCAGGAACTAGACTTGCACAAGTTTTAATTGTTGCTGGCGGAGGTGGTGCTGGTAATGATACATCTGGTGGTGGAGGTGCAGGTGGTGTTAGAAATTTATCAATACCAATGGCAGGTAGCACTGCTGTTCCCGTAACAGTAGGTGGTGGTGGAACCGGGAGATCAGGTGGTGATGAAGGTGGTGACGGTTGTTTATCAAAAATAATATCAGAAGGTGTAACATATCAATCAACAGGTGGTGGTGGAGGTGGTGGTAATACACTAGCTCCAAGAGGAGCCCCACCAGATGGACGACCAGGTGGTTCAGGTGGTGGAGGAAACAGATGTTATGGACCTTGTGGTACAGGATGTGGTGGAGCAGGTAATGCAGGATGTTATAGTCCACCAGAAGGAAATGCAGGTGGCGATGGAGCAGGTGGCGCTCCAGCTCCTTTACAACCCGCACTATCAGGCGGTGGCGGAGGTGGTCACGCTGGTGCTGGAGGGAATGGTGGACCCCCAAGCTGTGGTGGTGGTAATGGTGGTAATGGAACAGATTTTAGTTCAACATATGGAAACATTGGCCCAACATGTTCAGTATTCGGTGGTGGTGGCGGTGGTGCTACAGCCGTGACTAATCCAGGTCCTCTTGGATCTGGCGGTAGTGGCGGTGGTGGTGATGCAAAAAAAGGATGCACTGCAGGTGATGCTGGAGAGACTAATACTGGTGGTGGCGGCGGTGGAGCAGAGAATGCTTCAGGTGGCGCCGGTGGTTCAGGAATTGTTGTCGTAAAAGAATTAAATAAAGCAAGTGGGATGTGGTCATTACAATCTCAAATGGAAGCTAAGGTAGCAGGAACATGGCCGTTAGTTGCAGTTTCTCCTTTTAACTTTGATTTATTAGTAGTCGCTGGTGGTGGTGCTGGTTCAGACGGTGGTGGAGGAGGTGGTGGTTATAGAATATTATCTTGTCAGCCGGGAGGACCCGCTGAGTATGAAATTACAGTTGGTGGTGGTGGAGCTATGGGAGTCCCTGGAGGAGCCGTTAAAGGTACAGATGGCGAGGATTCAGTTTTCAATGTTGGTCCTGCAGCTATTACCTCTACAGGAGGTGGTGCTGGAGGAACATATTTAGCTCCAACTAAAGCAGGAAATCCTGGAGGATCAGGCGGAGGTGGTGGTATTACAAATGGATCAAAAGGATGTGGAAACGTTCCTGCAATCCCTGCTCCGTTAGGAGGGCCTCAAGGAAATCCAGGAAATGATGGAGTTGGAAACCCTAGTTGGAATAATAGTGGAGGTGGTGGTGGAGCAGGTGCAGCTGGATGTTCAGCTGTAGGAGGTGCTGGAAAAAGTGCCATCCCTGTTTTTGGAGCCGCTCCTCAACCTTATTATCCGGTACCAGGTCCTGGTGAAGGTTACTTTGCAGGTGGTGGAGGAGGAAGAAGAGAAAATCCAAACCCTGCATCTGTCCCTCAATTTATTGGTGGAATAGGTGGTGGTGGAACGGGTAGTAATGGAGGAAATACTCCATGTGGAGGTACACCCCAACCTTCAAAAACTGGACTAGTTAACTCAGGTGGTGGTGGAGGTAATTATTATCAAGGTGATTTAGGACATGGTGGATCTGGTATAGTTTTGGTTAAACTTCCTAGTGCTGCATATCCTTTTGCATCAGTTTCTCCGGGATGTAATAGTTTGATAACTACACCTACAGGTGGAGTTGCTCAGTTTACTGTGAGTGGTACATTAACTTTCCCATAGGTCTTTACTTTCCCATTTATTTAAGTTATAAGTCTCCTATAAAGACATATGAATTTATCGAACCATTATTATTATTTTACATCAGCTGTTCCAGAACGGATTTGTGATGATATTGTGCGTTACGGAAAACAATTAGAAAATCAATTAGGAACTACGGGTGGTTATGGTGATGTTAAAAAATTAAATCAATCTCAAATTAAAGATTTAAAAAAGAAAAGAGATTCAGACATTGTATGGATGAGTGATCGATGGATCTATAATGAAATTCAACCTTATGTAAGATTAGCCAATGAACGTGCAGGGTGGAATTTTCAATGGGATTGGTCCGAAGCTATGCAATTTACAAAATATACTAAAGGCCAATATTATGATTGGCATTGTGATGGTTGGGATAGACCATACATGCGAGAGGGTGATCCATCACATGGTAAAATTAGAAAACTATCAGTTACACTTACGTTATCTGATCCTAAAGATTATAAAGGAGGAGAATTAGAATTTGATTTTAGAAACATGGATCCTGATAAAAAACCAAACATTAGAAAATGTAAAGAGATATTACCTAAAGGATCATTGGTGGTATTCCCTGGATTTGTTTGGCATAGAGTATGCCCTGTAAAAAAAGGATCAAGATATAGTTTAGTTATTTGGAATTTGGGATGGCCTTATAGATGAAAAAGAAACAGAAGAAAGCTAGGAAAGTAAAAGGAAAAAAAGACCTTATTAAAACTTTTCCTCAACAATTAAATAGAGAAGATTTATTTAAATGTCCTATATGGTTTGCTGATGAACCTGCATTCGTAGATGATTTAAATAAAGCGTCTGATAAATATATAGAAGAATCTAAAAAGAATTTAAAAAAAGATATTGATAAAAGAAATAAAGAGATGGGAAATAAAGGAGATATGGGCAATGTATTTCA